GGAAGGGAAAGCAGAAACATTGGGTCGACTGACCAAGCCAGCCAGCCCCCAAGTAAGGCCAGGACCAGCGTTCGCAAGCCTACATTTAGAATAGAGTCGGCCTTCCCTTTTATCTCTGGATGATAGGAAACGCCCTCTGGCATTTTGCCGCGGAGCCAAAGGGCCGCTCGGTTTATATCCTTATCTGAAAACTCTTTCGGCCAAAAAGATTCGGCTTCTCCATACCTCACGATCAGCAATGCCGTGAGCCAGTTGGTGTATACAGATTGATGCACTTTTACTTTTTCGCCGTGCCGGGCACTCATAAGGGACGCCCATTCTTTTAATAATGCAGGGACAGGAATCTTATCAGTCAATTCCTTGTACCGATCTTTAGCTTTCTCCGAATATGGAATTCCAGAATCTTTAGGAATGCTCATGTCAAAACCCTCCTCAAGCGGTTAGTGTTTCCCCTGTCGTTTGATGAATATCCAGCGCTTCATTCACTGGCGTTGGCGTGTTCAATGCTTCATTGATCCGTATCAAGACCCTGAAAATAGCTGCCGTGACGGATAGCGTTCCATTTAATGTCAAGGTCATGGTTTCTTGTCCGACTAAACTTATCCCGATTTGCACATCACCTGATTCGGTGAGTGAGTAACTAAGATTCCCCGTAAGCAATTGCCCTACTTGAATTGCTCCCACTTCCACTAAGGAATAATTCAAAGCCCCGCTCAATAAAATATCGAGCGTCAAAGTTCCTGCTTCGGTCAAAGAGTAATTGAGTGCGCCTTGCAGGAATTTCCCGATTTGAATACTTCCAGCTTCATTCAAGGAATAGGCTAAAGCTCCTTGCAAGAATTGACCGATTTGAATATCCCCAAGTTCCGTTAAGGAATAAACCAAGTCCCCGGCTAGCAATGTCTCTATCGTCAAAGTTCCTGAGTGAGTCAAAGAATATACAAGCGCACCGGCAAGAAATTTTCCTATCTCAAGATCGCCTATATGGGTGAGGGAGTAAGCTAAGGCACCGGCAAGAAATTTACCAATTTTGATCGTGCCTGCATGAGTGAGGGAATAATTCAAATCGCCAGCCAAATCTACTCCACCAACTAGCAACGTCCCATCATGGACAAGCGAATAATTCAGGGCACCCGTTATAAATTTTCCTACTTGAATTGTTCCGGCTTCGGTGAGGGAATAAGCCAAGGCACCAGCAAGAAATTTTCCTACTTGAATGTCTCCGGCTTCTGTTAATGAATAAGAAAGATTCCCAACAAGTAACTTACCAATTGAAAGATCCCCCGCATAAATTAAGGAATAGGCCAAGTCGCCTGCAAGAAATTTCCCTATCTGAATGTTGCCTGTATGGGTGAGGGAGTAAGCCAAAGCCCCAGACAAGAATTGGCCGATTTGAATATCCCCTGTGAGGTTCAATGAATAAGCTAAGTCACCAGACAAGAGTGGTGGTTTCTTCCCATGCGTCCATCTAATCGAACGAAACCGACTGTAGTGAATTGTCGGTCTAAAAATGCCCAAGTTATTCAGCCTTCTTCTTCAAAGTAAAACGTGCCTGACATATCCATAGAACTTACTGGTACGTCAGGAATTTCAATAGTGATTCTTCGGTTGAAAACTTTAATCATCTCTTTTGGAATCGGACGATAGAACCATCCAATTTGCATGTTGACATTTTCTTCATGCAGATTGGTCCCACCCGTTCCTCGCGTGGTGTCATTTCTTCGCGCTGTAAAATCGGCAACGGGAACACCATCTATGGTTGGCTCAGGTGTCACCGCTGCTCCCACTGATCCCGCTGCCGCGCCTACTTTTATGATGAACCGAAGAAAGATTGCATTGGCATCCCCAACATCTGAATTTTGAGTAACAATCCCGCTCAATAATTTCAAAGAATGAACTGAGCCTGAAAGGGCCGAACATAAATCCTGTTGAAGTGCAACAGCCAAATTTGGAACCACCACTGTATAAATTCTTCCCATGGCTTTAACTCCTATCTGTTTAATAAATGGGACATTTGCTTGACACGAGAAGGCCATGCCTGACCACCACCAGCAGCGACAAATTCCCAGGCCCCAATGTCATAATTACCTGATGTTCGCGCCACACCATTGATTGATGGTGTTCCATTCGTAGTGTCATCTGTGCCTGCGTCAATGGCATCGGCACCGCTCTTTAGCCTAAAATCGTTATCAGTATTTTCGAATTGATCCGTAAATGCCTGTGTTGTAAACCCTGTGGGGGCAGAAGCATCATCTGTTAAATTCGTAGTTGAGGTCCATGACGTAGATCCCACAAACACATTTGTCGCACCGAAAACTAGGCAGTTTTGAATGACCCCTGTACCATGCGCAGACGAGATGGCATTTGTGGCCGGCGTTAAGCTATCAGGGCAAATCAAGGTACAATTAAAAAAATTCGGGCCATTAAAGCTTTCTATAATTTGAGAAACCCCGCTCGCTCGTTGTATGGCCAAACTATTTTTAATGATGAACCCAGGTCCACCAGGATGAAAGCCTGCCGTATTATTAAATTCAAAAATACATTGATCTGCCTCTACCGTTTCTGATTGTGTCCCACCACCATTTGACAACGTAATACTAGATGTAGAAGTCGTTTCAAATTGCAACCTATTGATGAAAATATCATCATCGGTTGGAGTCATCAGCGTAATATAATTATTGGTATTCGAAAAGGCTGCTCCTTTGGTTGCATCATACTCTAAAGCATTCGTTTCAATGCCGGAGTTATCTACAAAAGATGCGCCAGCTTGAGCTGTCATCTGGATAAACGTAGATGGTGTGGTAGTATGCCCAGCAATTACCAAAACAGCACCGCTAATCTCTTCATCAATTTGTTCACCCGTATATGAATCAGGTGAAGTGGTAACAGGAATGGCATCTTCCCATGCCTGCCAAGACGTAAAATCTCCACCCCCGCCAGTATCAATTGTCTCAAAGATAGCAGCCATTATGGAGCTCGATCACTCCATGGAAGTTTTATTTTCTGCACAGCTAACACCTCAGGCAATGTTGGTCGCGCCGGTAAGATAGCCACAAAATTAAAAGTAAATGCCCGTCGCTGAAGATACGGGTCAAGTAAGGGATTCCCAGGTTCAGGTGCTAAAAACCCAGACAATTGACTAGCAAGAATACCTGGAAATTTCTTGATGACCCATTCCGGGTTTGTTTTTTCCTTCACAGACCAAGGCCAATTATCCTCAAAGATCGCAATCACATCTCCGCGCTTCGAACATTTTGAATTTTTAATTCGACTATTGACATTGACCTTATCTACAGTCCTAATCAATAATTCAGCCATCAGTCCACCGCATCCTGCCAACCCGTATATTCTTCCACCACTTCCTCGGTATCAGCTCGCCTATGAGAATAAATACAGACGTAACTTGTATGGTCTTCTAGTGCTGTAATGGCATGGAAGACCCCCTTCTCTGTCAGAATCCATGGCATTAGCTCATATGCCGATTTCTTGACACTATGCACCACGTTTCCTTTTTCACCATCTAACTTCTGGAACAGAATGCTGCCTTTCAGGCAAAGCGTGACATGATCGAAATGGTGTGAATGAGAATCAACCCTCTCATCTTTCTTCATGAAACCATGCGGCACCCGCATGAAAATGTTTCCCGCTACATATTCCGGCATGTAGTCTCCTTATAAATTCGCTAGACCAATTGAGTCAGCTTGCTCCCGGCAAACACACGAAGCGGCCCAACCACAGCAAACCCATTCGGGGTAATCTGTGAGGCAACTGGTACGCCTTGGGCGACGGTGCCAACCAGGGCAAGGGCGAAACTCCCGTTGTCTGTGTCAGCCCAATCCCCGTTAAAATCTCCCCCGCTGGCAACGGCACTTTCAAGACGTATACCTCGATCATAGATCCTCACTAGCCCTTCCCCCGGACTAATAGCCAAGGTCAGCTTAAAGATACGGCCCACCCCCAACTCGGCCCCGTTGTTCCAAGTAGCAACGGCCTGTTCCGTGGTGAGCCCCCCCGCTGTCAATCCGATTGTTTCATCCCCCACCCAAGCGGCGGCTCCGCGTGTGCTGCTTCCAAACTCAAAAATCAAACCACGGTGAACCCCGGCGTTCGAAAGAATCAACAACTCGACCTCAAAAAATATCGGGGCCAAGCGGTCAGGGAATAGGTCGTCGGTTACTAACGGGGTTACCCCCACCGCGGAAGTCCCGATAATGGTGTGGGTCCGGTGCTGGAAAGACCGCCCTCCGTTGCTTAACCGGCGCTTCCTTGCAAGTAACTCTTGAGCGTGAGGCATAGACCCCTCCTATCGAACGGCCCCGTAGGCGGGCCGCTGTGTGCCGAATGCAGGCTTTCGAACATTAAGGGCAACGTCAATAGGTGCCCGATGCTCTAATAGTTTTTTCACCTCACCGGGATTGGTGTGTGACTTCAAAAAGGCCATGGCCTGTTCCCGGCGTTTGGCCCGAGACTCATTCTGTCGCTCGATGTAGGCCCGTATCCCCTGTTGATTTTCATTCGGAGCAATGCGTTCATGCCGGGCACTCAACTGAGAGCAGCGAGTCCCAAGCTCTGCCAGCTTTTTTGTGATCTGTTCCCGGCGTCGAACCAGTTCATGAATCTGCTGATTGAACTCCTTGATTCCCCGGTTTACTAGCTCGTGATTATTCCAAACATGCCGAGGGTCCATGGCCATGATCTCTTCATCTACCACCTCAAGGGCTAACCATCCCGGCACTTGAGGAGGCCCCGGATTAACAGAAGGCTTGGAGAAGGGTGCCACCTCTTCCGCGTCCTGCTCCATGGGTGCATGACTCCCAAGAAGTTCCGGGGCCTTTGCCCGAGTCAATTCCGGCCATGCTTCGGTAACCGCGTTTCGAGTGATGGCGCTATCTTCGCAAAGAACTTGGATGACCGGCACCTTGGGAAACCCATCTACAGTCCAATGACTGTCATCGGTGGGGTCCAGGGATTTGAGGGCATCGAGAATTGAAGTTGAGTTGGGTGCTGTGTCGGTGGTCATAAGGCTCCTTCGGTAAAAAGTAAAAGAGGAAAGCGGGGGGGTTGGCCCCCGCTTTCCGTTGGTGGTTAATCGTCACCGAGAACCATGTAGGCGATATCCAGTTCTCCTTCCAGGGTAGCCAGCATCGTATCCGCTGAAATGTCCGCGTCATCCACAAGGACGCTCGCGTTGATTTCCAATGAGCCAGTCGTGTTGTCAAGAATGGCGATCGGCGCAGCGGCAAGAGAAGCCCCCCTGGTTCGTGGGGAAACCTCAGCTGTGGCCGCGGCAAGCGCGGTCGAAGGAATGATGTCCACGTCAGCCCCGGTAATCGTACCGTCAGAGGCGGGGGTTGTTCCTATTCCAAAGTCACCAGCCCATGTGTCGGATAGCCCAGCTTGTCCACCGGCTCCGACAACTGACAGGTAAGCAACCGCGGATATGAAATGAATATTCCCCTCTGGAAAGTCACCGATAGGCACGGTGCCCCAACCGACACCGGTTGCCCCATCTATAACGATAGGAACCGCGCTGATTTTGATTCGTTTTTTCTGGACGCCTTGATTGACGTTGGCCCGTTTATGAGCCCTTGGGTTTCCTTTTCCCATAATTAAGTCCTCCGGTTTTGTGTGTGAGTGGTGAAAAGTGGGGATGGTCCGAAGACCACCCCCGTTTCTCGTTCAGCGAACGAGATTAGGCTTCTCGTGTCACCAACCGGGCGAACTTAATTTGCTTGCGTTCTGGCAACACCCGATTCCATGATCCGGCGTTGTTGAGTTGGTTGGCTCCGGTGCCGTTACCTGGTCCACCGTTCGGGGCTGTCCCGGTGTAGGCATGGCCGCGAGGATGGAGCGCCCACTCCAAGCGGTTGAATAATATCTCCTGTCCTCCACCGTTACCGGCCTGCGGTTCACGAGCCACCTCACTCGGAACCTTGGGCGTCCCTACCCCCCATTGCATAGCACCTAACCCGAAGATCCAGGTGTCATACACACTGGTAGCATTCGGCAAGGCATCATCGACAATGACTTCATGTCGACCCATAAAGCGGCTGATTTCAAATCCACTTTCTGAATCCTTTACCGTGTCAATAAGGTTGTTTTTTTGCATCCGGTTGAATACCACCGAATGAACCAGCATGACCGCGAGTTGATCCATGGAATCACCCATGGTAACGGTCGCATCCAAAAAGGCTTCCGCGGTGAAGTTGGTCACTCCATCAACAAAGACCGCGGCAGATACGTCATTCTCATAGTCACCGGAATCATTCGCCACATTGTCAGCAATGACCCCGTTCATGGTTGCAATAAAGACCGCTTGAAGTCGCCGCGCCCAATAGAAACCGACTCGAGACATAATCCCGTTCAACGGGTCAATCCCGGCCAAGGCCGCAGCAAGATCCGCGCTAGACCAACTGTTGTTTCGTGACAGCCGGACCGCAATCTCTGTCGCGGTACTGATTTTCAATGGTGCGCTATCGAGGCGTGTCGCGGGAGTACCGGCCCCATAGTCAGCGGCGATCACGTCCGCCACACTATCGGTCGACACATTATCCACATCATCATCCAAGTCATTCTGGCTCGGCATGTTGACGGTTAAACCCCCACCGGCTAGGAATGCATCCAGTAAAGGATTCCTACTTAGAACGCCAGACTGTACGAGTCTGGCCTTCTGCTCGGTGAGGTTTTGGACGTAAGGAGTGAAAAGTTGAGGAACAACTATATCAGAAACTTGGACTAATGGACCTGTAGCCATAAGGGTTCTCCTCCAAAGTTAAGTTCCAGAAAAAACTGGAACGAAAGGCGGGAGGTCCCCCGAGGTTCCTCCAACACCGGGTGAAAAAATATTTCACGCCCGAGCGTGTTGGGTCAGTCTGTCTATCCTACTTTGCAGCAACCGGGGGAGTAGTGGCCCCCACACTGGACCCCGCGGCCTTGGCCGCTTGGTGCGCTTTATCCTCTCCTTGCTTGACGATGTATTCGCCTTGCTTGGTTTGGTTCCAATTTGCCCTCATCCAGGGATTGTCCCCGTTCATGCCTCCACCTTGACCCCCACCCGTGGAACCTGCTCCGTGGGAAGGCGGGAAGATGTGGGGCCGACTAGGGCCAATCTCAGTAAGCCAGTCTTCCGGGGAGAGTCCAGGCGTTAAACCGACTCCATCCCGCGTAATGACTCGCCTACCGCCATCCTGCTCAACCACTTCAAAGACTCTCTCCGACAACATCAAGAGGTCTTGAATCGCCGTAGGGACGACTTTAATCTTTTCCGCGGCTTTGCGAACGGCGTCATGTACATTGATTTTTGAAATGGTACCGCGAAGGTCCGTCGTTGACACCTTCTCGATTTCCCACCCGTCTTTGGCTAGCTTCAATTCGCGTTCCAGCGGCCCGAGCTTGGATTTGATCCGCGCTTCAACTAGCGAGTTCACCTTGTCGTCATCTGGCTTGCCCAAGCTTGCCAGTTGCGCTTCCAGTTCCGACACCTTATCTTCCATGGTGTGAAACTGATCGGCGGTATGTTCACCGAACGCATCGACCTTTTCCTTGAGGCCATCACGTTCCTCTCGGAGCTTCCGGTTGGCCACTTCCAACTTATGCACATTGCCTTCGGTGACTAGGCCCTCGATATTGATGAGGACCCATTTACCATCATTGGCTCCCGGTTCTGACTGTCCGCGCTGTTCAAACAAATCCCGGTATTCGACCGGGATGTCTTCGATCTTGTCGTACTTGGCTTTGAGCTTCATGCAAAATCCTTCCGCTAAACGATTAAAATTCTACCCTCTACGGAAAGCTTTGTAAAGGGTGGTCGGGTCAATCTATACCTGCGAGCTTAAAGGCTTGGGGGTTCAACCTGCGTAATTCCGGCAACGTCAAGGACTTTCCGGCGTCATTCACAAAGTTATCGACAGTCAATTTTCCCTTCCGGAACAACTTGCCTTTTGTCACCCCAAGCCGATCATTTTGAAATGCGGCCGTCTGTTTCTTTAGAAAAACCTGATAGGTTTCAGATGCGGGAACCTGGCCTACTAACCCATCAACCACCCTCCGGCGTTCATCACCCTTGAGCCCTTCGAGCATTTTTTTGGTGGTTGCATTGGCGGGACGTGTGCCGAGGAGCCTACCCCTAACAGCCGGAGTCCTCAATGACCTGCAATTGAAATGGACAGGGGGGGTAGGGCCTTTGCCAACCTCAAAACGCTTGCCATCCAGTGAGGCGCAAATATCGGTGGTCCTGGCATCCAGGGTAGCCACATAAATTTCTATTGGGATGATCGCTTTATTGGCTACGTACAATTCCTGTCGTGATTCGTTGCTTATGAAACTTACCGCGGTGTTGACTATGCTTTGAATGTTCCGGCGTGTGGTCCTCCGTACCCCATCATTGAATCGTTGTGTACTGGTTCCAAAGACCCGGCGACCTATTTGCACTGAGCTTTCCCCTTGTACAAGGCCAATCCTAATTTGCCCCATCATGCGGGCACGGTCCGCGGCCTCAAGTTCGGTCACCCACCGGGACAAGATTTTCCCTTCAAAGGGTTGCGAGGTGACAATCCTTCTAAGGTTTTGTGTGTTGGGAAGGTCTAAGGCGACCGTTACGGGTAACGCGGAGGTGATGGTATTAGCGGCGAAGGCGACTTCCATTTGAGCCAGCTCAAGAATATTGCTCCGCAACTCACCCCGGACTTGCTTCCATACGGGCCGCTGTAGTTCACGGATACCTTCTTGCAATTTGAGAAGGCGCCTAGTCCTGACCTTGCCAAACCGGGGAAGGTCTGAGGTCAAGACATCCATACGACGCTCTATCAATCCCCTGAGGTCACGATCAACGGCATTCAAAAGCTGAGTCATCTCCCGGCCCACCCCCGCAGCTGCTCGGAGAAGTTCGGTTTGGTGGACAATCAGCTTGTCACGAATCTCTTCATTGGCGGTTTGGGCCATTACCTACCTCGACGCCTTCTTCCGCCTTGCCTACCCTGAGGTGGATCCTCGTCGGGGTCTGGTTCTCCGGTGCCCTGCCCTTTCACCCTTTGCTCTTGTCCTTGCCCTGGCCCTGGCCCTGGCCCTGGCCCCTGGCCCCCGGCGTTTAACATGGCCAACTGAAACTCACGATCTTCGGCTTTGGCCGCGGCCTCGGCCTCTGGATCGGGTTGGCCCTTTATGGGCTCCTCAGACTCAATCTTTTCCAATTCTTCATCTAAATCAAAATTAGTCACATCTTTCTCCGACATCCACCTATGGACGCTTTCCCGTGAAAGTGGTGCCCCTAGGGTCTTCGCTGTCATAAGGTCAACCAAGTCTTTCGGTGCGAACTGATCCCCGATAAAGTCAGTGTTGGGGGTGACTACAACCTCGGTCTCATCAAGCCCTCTCCACCTGGCCATAAACTTCAAGGCGTTCTCCAAGCCCTCAGCCCCGGCCTTGATGACGGTGAGAATTGAGGCGGTCCGGGCGGCTACCCTGATCCGTAGGGTTTCTTCAGCCTCCTTGCCCCCTCCCTTACTGCTAGACAGAAGGTTGGCCCCAAGCTCACTCGCCCGGTTGCGGTCATTCTCAAGGCTTTGCCGTTGTTCTCCGAGACCCTGGCTGGATACCCCAATGTACTTGGCATCCGCACCCATAGGGAGGTCTAGGCTGTTGTTCGCTCCAATAATACGTGATTTTCCCGTGGTTTCATCCCCTATGTCTCCAATAATGACTAAGGTATCCTGGCCTTGCATAAAAAGGGTGTGCCGGTAATCAGCTTCCCCCCTGTAGATGGCAAGACTTAAGTTCGCAAGTCCCAGGATTGGCACCTGGTCCGGGTCCGCAGAGAGGTCAACACTCCCCAAGAAAATGAAAGGGATTTCTTCAAGGGTGGTTCCCCGGATTTGAGGGATGACCCCTTGAACGCTTCCAGCACCTTGAGCGGTCACTTCAGTTTGTCGGTTGACCCCTTCATTCTGCCTATTGATTTCGCTACTGACCATCAAGCGTGAACGGTAAACGGCCCCTTGCTGTGGAGGTACCGGGGTATTGCTCCCTATGATTTCGTTCGCGTTGGCTGCTTGGACAAGATCCAAGACTAAGTGCTTCTGGACATACTCCCATCCAAATTCACTAGTCCGTTCACTGGCGCTTTCATCCAGCACCACTAAGTCTGGTTTAAGCCTCCCATCTTTTCTGCGGCTTTCATCCCAATTGATTATTTTTTCTGCTTCATACACGGTGATGTATGGAATCCCTTCTGACCCATCCGGCACGTCAACCAAGAGCCCAACGCGACCCGTTATTAACTGCGCTTCATTGATCCGACGCAACAGGGTTTGTAGCCCCTCACCTTCCAGTGTCGCATTGAGGCGAACATCTTCCATTCCTTCCGGCAATTGAATGTCAGCCTCTTCACGGTGCATAGTGCCGACCAAGGCGTTTATGGCTGGCCGACATAAATCAGGAAACACAGAACGCAGCAAGTAGGCTTCGTATTGCTTGAGCCCTTCCTGTCCCGCACTCATGCCCCGCTTTCGCATCCCACTGGTTGCCGATAAATAGGTTTCGCGTTTGGATTTGATTTGTCGTTGCCCCTTCACGCAATCCCGAGCAATGACCCAATCAGGAAGGATCTCGTCATAAAGCGGGTGGTGGTTTTGGACATTCTCTGTTGACATGGGCAAGTCTCCTTAAGTGGTCATGAGGTTTAATACATCCCCACTGTCGGAGTGGAGCGAACCGGCACTGGTTTCCATTGCATCATGTACCGAGCTTCATCATAGTTATGGTCCTCGGCATCGGTAAACACATCATCCGGGTCCGCGGGGTCGCGGGGTAGTTGGGGAAGGCATCGTATGATTTGATCGCATGTTCGAAAGAAGAAAACTCCCGCTTGCGTCATCGGGGTTTTGTTACTGGCGGTCATTAACTCACGAAACAACCGGGCTCCATTGACCCGGCTCCCCGGTCCTTTATCAACCGGGTACCAGAACACTTTATGGGATGACATCTGCGTTGCGATGTTGTTGTTGGGTGGCCCATCCCAAATTGAACTATCCGCGGGGCCTGGCCGAACACGGCGTTGCAACACAGGCGTTCTATTTTCAATGTCTACTATCTTATCCGCAATGTCTTCGGCATTCAACCGAGCCCCCTGGTTCGGCTTGCCGTTCCACCCATACCACTCGTGAATCCGAAAGAGTGTTCCTTTCGGATATTGGCGGTGCCCGGTTGGGCTCACGTCCCCATCGGCTCGGGCCCACCATCCTACCGAGAACGGCTTCGCATAACCATAATCAAAGGAACGGTAAATGGGCCAGGAGCGCGGAACCACAAACGGTTCCAGCACCAACACGCTCTCCGCCCATAGGTCGGCAAAGAAGGCCCCCTGTTGAGCGGATTTGTCATGCTGATATTCGGCAAGGAACGCGGTCAACCCAATGTCATAGATCAGGTCTTCGCATCGTTTGACATCAAGGTTCTTCCAGGTCGGCGTTCCCCCGGTGATCTTGATTCGGCCCTCGGTAGGTTTGACATAGGTAAGTTCCTTGATCGCCGGGATTGGCCCACTCATCACGGCCCCGGTGAGAAATTCAGCACGGCCATCGAGTAACCGGGCGAAGATACTGTTCGCATGGACAAGGTTTTGAACGGCAAGGATGGCCAGATCGGGGGAGCCAGAAGGGAGTATTTTTTTGGTAAGGGTCGTGATCTTTTTTTGAACGATCAATTCACTGTCATGGTCTTTGTCGATATCATCAAGGATAATGAAGTCAGGCCGTTGATTCTCTAGCTTGGCCCCGCGGCCAAACGCATCCAACCCTACCGCGTCAATGGTCAATCCGCTTCGTGTTCTTAACCGGCTTTGACTCCATCCCTTGCTTTGCCCGTACTTGCCGAGGCGGCGCTTGCACAACGCGGCGTCCACCACGGAAAGGTGGGTGGCCTCCAAGGCGCTCTCGATATTCCCGACGTGATCGTTTGCTTGGGCTTGCGTGCCGGAAATATACAGGATGTACCGTTTAATACGTCGGTGGCCGAGCGCCACACAGGCCAGTTCCGCGTTGGTACTCTTTCCGGTTTCACGGGACCACACGGCCACAAAGGGATTCGGTCGGGAGCCGGGCCGGATAGACCAGATCCATTCCCATAGGTCCTCGTGAAAATAACTAAAGCAGGTTCCCCCCCCGGCGTAGGTGTAATGCAGGGCGAAGTTCTGCAAGAGCCAAGATTGCCAGTCATCCCCATCCGTCCGGATGGCTTGGTCACTCTGTGAATTGAGTTCTTGATCCAGCGTATCGAGAAATACACAACTGGATGTCTCTTGAAATGTCGCCGTAAATTCTTCGAGCGGTGAGGGGGTCAGTATATTTCGCATGGGCGGACTTAATACTTTCGGAAATGTACCTCACGAGGATGAGCATTTCTTCCGTGGGGATCATCTGTTGATGGTCTTTCATTCGGCGCTGTTCACTGTCTAGGGTTTTCCTTCGCACCTCCATGGTATTCAAGATCCGATCCCATTGCCCGGTAGAGGCCCGGTCCTCCTTGATGGCTTGGTCAAGGCGAAGGGTGGATGCGGCCATGTGCCGACCCTTGCGGTTGTCCTCACGGAAGGCTTCCCATGCTTGACGGATTTCTTTTAACTGTTCCCCTAAATCCCCCTTTCCGCTTTCCTCAAGTAGCTCCGCAATCTTGGCGTCCAGTAGGTGTATGTCCGGCCCGTGCGTTTTGGCTTGCGGGTCAAGTTGCATGAGCTCGTACTTTTCCCCTAGTCCGGTTGGAAGGTACTTGCTCCACCGACCTGTTTTGAAAAGAGGACTATTGATTCCTGATAAACTTTTCCCCCCGTGAAATTTGCACCGGCGCTTCCCTTGCATCGGCCAGTTCTTGCACGGTTGGCCTTGTCGATTCTTGGCCCCGCAATGTCTCACGGCTACCGAGTTCACGCTTTCAACCCTTCTGGCACCCATCCACGGCTAAACTCTTCGGTGCCCACCACATCCGGGCTCCCCGCGCTGTCATACAACCGAACCACTTCTTCTTCTTCCATCCCTAAGTTGGCCATCATCCATTCATCGTCTTTCCCGAACTTGTCTTTCAAGGATCGAACCATATCGGCCATGAGCATAACCCCATGAGTTCCCCTGGCCCGGTTGTGGGTAATCGTTGCGGCCATCTGTTTGGCCGTATCTGCTTCGATACTCATAAACACAATCGGCACTTCCCCTTCCGTGAGGAGAGCCACCACGGGGTCTTGCGCAACGGTCCAGCGGTGGAACCCATCAACGATTTCATAATCACTTCGCACGACAATCGGTTGCGTCCACCCACACATAAGGATGCTTTTTTTGAGGAGTTCGAGTTCCAGCGGTGCCACATGATTCGGGTTGTACTTATTCGCGGTCAAGTCTCTCCAATCTACCCATTTCACCTTACTGATAGGTTGGGAGCTAATCATAGTCTGAGCCTCATAAGTTCTACTTGGCGCTCCGTGGGCAACTGAATAAACCCTCTTCGTGAAATAGAAATTTCATTCATCACGTCCTCCAAGTTGCATAGCCGGGCCTCGATTTTACTATTGGCTTCGGCCTTTTTTTTAATGGCTTCCAGTTGGGCTCTCGTCCCGAAGTGTATGCTCTTAATGTTCTTGGGAATGTCCTCTGTTAATTTTTTCAGTAAAATTTTCGAATCATTGATTTCCCCAAACGAACCGTCTTGAAATTCTTCCATTATTCATCCTCCTTAGTCCAAGTGTTTTGCTCCTTACGGTAGTTGTCCCATGCCCTGATTGTCTCAGGGTTGTCTTTCTCATGATAACGAAATATTCTCGGCTGTCTCCGGTTCTTCAAGTCCCCGCGGCTGGCAAGGGACGCGAGCCATTGCCACGATACCCCGGTCATGGGGTGAGGGGATTGCGTCACGATGGGGTCCTTGGTGAGCTTGTAATGTCGAGTGATCTCCCGTTCCAATCGTTCTGCAACTATCTTGCGACTGTTGCTGGTGTGCCGGTTCATGTAGGAAACCAAAGTCTCCTTCCAGGTTAAGCCGGGCATCTTGGTCGATTTCATGCCGAACCCATAGAGCGTCGTCTTGGCATACCGGGCCGCGGTCGAAGCCCCCGGAACACGGGCCTGCATCTTATCCCAAATATCAGGAAAGCATTGAGCGAAGGTCCATAGACCCCGCATGGGCTCCTCACCATACGGGGGAGCGCACCGTTGATCGTTGGGGGACATATCAACTTTGGCCATGTGGTCATACGCCCGGTTGTAATCCCATCCATAGATCTTCGGGGCTGTCCAAACATCATCGGTGGTCCAGTCGTACACCGGATAGATTTTCGTCACGTTGTGCCGTTGGAGGCCCTTGTGGGTGGTGTCCGGTGTATAGGGCACCATAAACAAACTCTCCCGGCCCCCACCCCTGAGGAAGATCCTCAACCGGGTAATACTCTCTTGCCCACGGATGCCCAGGACAATGCCGGTCTGTCCGTGCTTCTTCGGGTCAAACAGTAACCCCAAGGTGTCAGGGATAGTGAACCCCTGGCCCGGCTCCGTGGGGAATCCGGGCCACGTCTGTATCGCTTCGGGCGGTAAGGGCCGGACCCATTTCTCTTCCTCTTGTGGATCCCATGGGAACCAGTATGGGTGCTTCCGTGAGCATCCGTTTCTATGTTTGACCGGGAGGCACAACCACCAAATCTCTACCTGCTCACGGTATCGCTCAACTACACGGCGTACATATTGTTCGGTTTCAAAGGGGATGGCCTCCTCATCAAAAAAGACCAAAGGGATTTTCTTTTTCCATCCGATATTTTTTGCAACATCCAAGGTCACATGGAGGACCGCAGTACTATCCTTTCCTCCACTGAAAGAAACGGCCATGGTGTCAAACAGTTTAAAGGTCTGTTCCATTCGTTCTAACGCGAGAGAATAGACATCCTTATTGAGCCAGATTTTTTTGGGCATTTTATTGTTCCCGCGTCAAGTGAACGAGCGCGGCGGCGGTGTGGGCGAGTTGGTTGGTTTCAGCGTAGGCTTGCAGGTACCCGAGAACGGCTTCTCTATCTTCGGCGGTCAAGGCGAAGGTCAACTTCGCCACGTTCTCCCCGGTTGCATCTCCCTGTTCCTTTTCTTCTCCATCTCCGTTCTCCTCATCCAGGTTGGCGTTCTTGAGGAAACTGACTTCTTCGGCGGTACTCAATAACACGTCGACGTTGAGGTCATTAAACCCGGAGAATCGGATGTCGTATCCGTGCCCATCAAGCTCAGCCAGGGCGTTCTTTAATCGAGGGATGTCCCACACGCTCAACTCACCCAGCCGATTGTCGGCTAGCATGTGGGCCATGGCGTCTTGATTGCCTATGTCCCAGGAGATAGCCGGGACGGTGGGGAGGTGCATAGAAACCGCGGCCTTATACCGGCCATGCCCGGCGATAATTATGCCGGTCTTTTTCTGGAAGAGGATGGGATTGGTGAACCCGAACCGCTTGATATTCTTGACTAGGACCATGATCTCATCATCGGTGTGCTTGCGGGGGTTCTCTGGGTTGGGAATGAGCTTGCCGATGGGGTGCGCGGTGAAGTGCTTAAATTCCCGCGATAAGACGGTTTCCGGGGTGGCCTTCTTTGCAGGGGCCTTCTTCTTTTCCTTGGCTTTGGCTTTGGACTTTGGTGCTGTCATAAATTAACTGGCTCCATGGTTCATCATGAAGGTTCCGTTGAACATCGGATGGTTGTTCTCACTGGCCCCGCTAGAGCTAAACACATGAACCGGCAAACAGACCAAGGCTTCCTCTTCCGTCTCGAAGTGATGAGGGCACATAGGTTCCAGTACCATCGACATTCCCGGCGTCAAGGGAACGCGGCACTCTTTTTTCTCCATGCCCACAATCGCGGCCCCTTTGCCGGAAAGGATATGAACAACTCGAACGGTGCTGTGGATGTGGTGTGCTTGCTCGGCACTAAATGAGGGGATGCGAAGCAGTTGCACGGTAGGATCTCCGGCCCGTTCCGGTTGGAAGACCTGCTTAGTACAACACCCGTTGACATACGGAAGGTTGAACTTCTGACCAATCTCCGCGGACTTCTGGTTAAGCATGTACCCGGTTATCAGGACCCCGAAGTGTGGGGAGTGTTGCCGGGTATGGGTGGACCCGTTGACCGCGATCATTTGCACCCCACCCCATATAAACTTTTCGAGGTAGAACAATGTGGAGAATGCAGGGATCGGGATTTCTTGAGGGCCGAAATATGCTAGGTAGTGGTACAGGTTGGATGGTCGGGCTTCGTACTGTGAGGGGGTAACATTGTCAGGATAAAAAAAGGTCGCTCCGTATTCTTGCAGTATTGCTTCGTCCGTTAGGGCGTCCAGGTTCATACCTTGCTCCTTGATTGTGAAGGGAATAATCTCGATAGGCCCGAGTATTATTCCAGACTTTCACCTTAGGAACAAGTCTCTAACACCTCATCTGTCTGTTCAAAGTTGCGACAAGCCAAATCCTTCGCACCGATATCGGTCGCATTTCCGTTCGTCACCGGGTGCATCCCGCACTTGTAATATCGCTTCATGCCCAACCGATAAAAGAGGTGTTCGCAATCAGCGCAATGCTTCCCTTGCGGCCCACGGCCAAGGTCGACATGGTATGGTTGCCTTCTGGTTGCCCGGCCTTTTTTATCTTTCATCGTCACGCTATCCCGCGAAAGTCGGCCTTGCATTTTCTCTTCAATGTCTTTGAGGTCAAGGGGCTGTCCGTCGAATAGGCTCATGACGTTCTTCCTCCCATAGAAAAGATCCGCACCACAGACAAAAGGAAAATAAGTCCCCGGTGTAGGGGACCGGGCTCAACAAAAGGCAACCGTTCAACCTCACCATGTGCTTCTTATACTCCTTGCAGTTGCACGGGAACTGTAACTCATTTATAGCTCTGGCTTAGTGTGTTGCTGCGTCTCAACGATCGCTTTAAGGGCATTAAAGATCGGCTTGATTTCGTTGGTACTCAGTTGGAGAAAACTTAGCGTCTGAGCATCCGCTTCCAAGACGAGCATCACACTCGGGCTTCCGTCATTGCACCCATCGGGCTTGATATGAACTTCCTTGACTCGCACTTCCGCGGGAGCATACCTCACCCCACAGAATTTATTCGCAAAATGGCGAACGTCGATTTGCTCACCTTCCCCCCACAGGAAGAAGGGCCAATAAGCGTTATAGTCATCGAGTGATTGTCGTGGCATATAGCTCCTTCACCATGAGCAGCAACTTCTTGAATTTCTCCCACGGCATAGCAAGGATGGCCGACTCAAACATTCCGCGGTATCCCTGCAACTCCGCATCTAACATCCTTTGATTGTGATCTCTGATGGTCGCTTCGTCTTGCTCATCTTGAATGGCTTGTTCCTCTTGAATGGCTTGCTCCTCTTTCGATACAGTGAAATAATCCGTTCCGGGCACCTCCTCCAAGACCGCCTCCACCGGCCAATTCTCAACGGCCTTCTTTGTCCTCTTGGCCCGACCCTTTTGCTTGACCACCCCATGCGCCGGGGAGTGTCCCGCTACAAACGCATGAGGGCTAAGCTCCTGCGCGGCGATATCCAACTTCCCCCCGCAACCACAAAGACAATGTGAGTATCCCCGCACCACCCCGTTCGCCGCGTACATTTCTTTCGCGCTTGCGGTCTGGCTGTGGAAAACAATATTGCTATATCGCAAGTCTTTCTTATCGCCGGTGAATCGAACAAGTTCGCTCCT